TTCGTATTCCTCACGGCTATATGGTGCCATTTCAAGGCTTTTTGCAAATTCTTCCGTCCGGTCCCTTATCACTTTAAAAAGGTTGTAAACTTCTCCGTCCAAATCGTTTAGTGTTTCTATCTTTGCCGGGTCTTTATTGAAAAACACCGCCCCACTTCCAAAGAATAATTCCAGGTAAACCCGGTGTTCCGGAATAAAAGAAATTATCCATTCTGCCAGGCGGTTTTTGGCTCCCGGATATTTTAATACCGCTTCCATGTTAAGCCCCTCGCCCCTTTC